TCTAGCTTCCGAATCAGTCTGTCCTCAAAGCGCTCTAGTATTTCTTCTGAAGAGATCTGAAGTGCTTCTATCAGATCGTCTGGGTCGTAGTATTGCAAGATACGCTCCTTAATTTCGTCTAGTGTCAGAGACATAATCTACTAACTCCTTTAGTGTATCTATATTGTACCACAGAATCCCGTTGTTGTCACACCATTCAGCCATAGTTCTCTTGGTACTTTTACTGACCTTCTGGTTGGGCTTCATTAGTACAAATATGAGTTCCTGTGCTTCTGGGAGGCAGTTAGAGATCGAACGATACTTCTGCGTGTCTCCTGCTCGAAAGTATCCTTTGCACTCAATGAGGTAGGTCCGTCCGTTGCGCTCGTAGACAAAATCCGGTGTATACTTTCGTTCGATCCGATAGTCCACTTGGAACGGTTCGTAGCTAAAGCCAAATGGTTGTAACTTCTGTGCGACATCGTACTCAAACCCCGACCTAAATTCGTTAGGAAACTTCCGCGACTTTCGGCTCATTGACCACCTCTGTTAAATATCTGGGACCACTTGAGTAAAGGAATGTTCTTACTCCGGGCCAACATGTATGCTTGAACGGACAGTAAGAACAACCGACTGCGAGCTTCATGTTTCCACTTTTGCCATCTGGTACTACCTCGTGGCAGTGCTCTGGTGCTTCCGGTTGCTCCACTAGCTTTTTTACGCGGTCAATGTGCTCCCCTATATCGTAAGAGATCTTGTCGTACACAGGAGCCTGAGTGTCCTCAGAGTCGTACATCAGGTACGTCAGGTGACCGTTCTGCTTGTCCATAGCTAGCCAGCCGAATTTGGTTTCCCCCTCCGAATGTGCATACCCTTTGATTTGAGCAACGTATCCAAACGGATCATCATAAGCAAGACTTCCGTCTTTGAATTTCTTAAACCCAAAGCTCGACACAGACTTAACATCAGTGACAACACCATCAATTTTACAGTCCATAGAGCCTGTAATACCGTTGACTTCACAGAGCTTTTGTTCATCAGTAACCTCGTGTCCAGAGAGCCTAGTGAGAAACAAGAGAAGTTCCTCGATCAGATGGCCGTACATAAACTTGACGTAAGTGTTAGGCGTTAGTTCCTCCTGTACGTCAGGGTTGTTCACTGCGTTCCAGAGGTAGCGATCATCCCTTCCGATGTTGGACATGCGTAGCTTGCGTCCATCTCGTTTCTCAGTAAAGAGGTTAGACATGAGTCGCTTACAGTTCTCCCCGAACCGTTCGATCTCCTCGTACAAGTCAACACCCTCAGGAACCTCTTTGTCAGAGACTACCTTGTAGATGTCGTCTACGAGATTGTATATGTCATAGTTCATCTTTCTTCCCGTTTAAGTAAGTGATTGCGGCCTGTAGTACTTCCGTGTTGTCGTTGAAACCTCCTAGCGCCCTGTTGCACTTGTGACACAGCCAGCCCCTAAAGGTTTCTTTCTCGTGGTCGTGGTCTAGTACCCAGCTTCCGTTCTTTGTGTTACCTGTACCCTTTACGTCCTCCTCTGATCCTTTGCAGATGGGGCAGTGGTAGCCCTCCTCTGGCATCCCGTATTTCTCCCTGAGTCGCTTGCGTACCTTCTGCATCTCGTTGTTACACTTGCGACACTCAGCCCTGAGGTAGTTACCGCCTGAGGCCATGTTGTAAGCGTCCAGTGGTAGGTACTGGTTACACTTAGAACACACCTTACCGTGGCCTGCCCCTAGATCCTCGTGTTCAAAAAAGCACAACTGGTCCATCAGTGTGTTTCCGCCCACGAGTCTCCGACTTGGTACTCTCCGTCGAGGGGGCACCGGAGTTCAAAAGATACGCCAGCCTCCTTGATTGCGCTGACAGCGAGCCTGCCGAACATCTCTGCTTGTTCTGTAGCCACCTCCGACTGTATCTCGTCATGTATGTTCCCCACCAGTTTGTAGTTGATTCCTTGGACCTTGGCTTTGGAATCTAAGATCACCAGAGCCCTTTTCATAACGATAGCCCCAGCCGCCTGTAGTAGTGTGTTTAGTGCACTATGCTCTGATCTGACGAAAAGCTTACGTCCGTCGAGACCTCTGAGCCAACCGCGCTTAGACGCTGTTCCAACTCGTGTTCGTAGAGTTTCAAGAGCAGGTGTGTTTCGTAGAAAGCGTTGCCTAAGTTCACTGCCGTCTCTTGCAGTTCCTCCGACGATACTTCCAATTTTAGCATCTCCTGCTCCGTAGAGGAAAGCATAGATGAAAGTCTTTGCCTGAGGTCTTGTTGCAAGGCCTGAAGCAATTTGATTTCTGGTGTGAATGTCTTCTTTAAGTAGGACATCAGTAAACTCCTGATCGTTCATGTAGTGAGCTAACATACGTAGCTCTAGTCCGCTAGCATCTGCACCTACCAGCTTACGTCCCTCTGGTACAATCCAGCACTCCCTGCACTCCTTACCGTACTCTGAGTTACTAGAGGGTACTTGAGCCATGTTAGGCGTCTGGTGAGTCATACGGCCTGTTACAGCACCGTTGGTTGTTACTCTACCGTGTACCCTTCCGTCGTCCTGTACGTGCTCTAGCCACGATGATACCTGCGCGTAACGCTTCTGGTACATGAGGTAGTTAAGTACAAGCTTAGCCTCTGGTATATGCTGGTTCTCCGCGAGTGCCCTCTCATCGACCATAGGTCTGCCCGTAGGCGTGAGTTCCGACCATACCGCACCCTTAGCCTCAAGTCGCTCTGCGACCTGTTGCCTACTGCCGGGATTGAACACAGTAACCTTGTCCTTGAGGCGATTCCCCGTCTTGTCTGACCACCTCTCCTCGACGATGGGCGGGAACACTCCTTGCAGTTCAGCTTCGATCTCATACATACGCTCCTTGAACATGGCGCACAGGATGTGACACTTGCGTTGGTCCAGTAGCCACCCGTTGCGTACCTGCTCCTGTATGATCCACTGTACCTCGTGCTCTAGGTCTATGGCCTCCTGATCGAACCCGTCTAGCTCTACCGTCAGGCGCTTGTAGACAGCCTCAGTCACCTCAGTGTCCCTGATGCAGTAGTCAATCATGGCAGGAGTTAGCTGAGTCCAGTCCTCGTGGTCGCCCTTGGGGAAGCCTAGGATGTTGCCCCAGTTCCGCAGAGAGTGTCCACCAGACCGACTAGGATCCGCTAGCCTAGAGAGTACTAGAGTGTCAAGGACCATACCCCGAGTGAAAGTAAAGTTCCAAAGACGCCGCACCACAGGCACATCAAAACCAACTCCGTTGTGGAAGACGAACGTGCACCCCTCACGACTCGATACATACGATTTGAAATCTTGCTCATTACAAATTACCTCTGATACTCCGTTGTGTCGGCAGACAGCACACCAGATGGTAGTAGCGTCTAGGCCGTCAGTTTCAATGTCACAGAAGACTAAGTTCTCGATAGGAATCAAAACTCTGTCTCCGGTGGGTTAGGGTTAGCGCACTCGTGGATGCGTCCGGTAAACTTGTCGTACCGCAGGTAACAAGCAGGTCCAGTTTCACCAGAGTAGCGATTCTTTAGGATACGGACAGTCGTAGTATTCCGTACGTCCTCGTCTTCGTTCTGCTGGTCACGCTCCATGCCGATGACGATATCGGATAGCTGGGCTATACTCTGGCTACCACGTAGATCCTGTAGGCTGATCCTGCCGCCGTCCTCGTGTGCTGTACCAGAGCTGCGCCGCAGGTGAGAGACTAGGAATAACGTGATACCTGTCTCAGCGACCAGAGTCCTCAGCTTGGTCATGATCTCGTCTATAGCTTTCCGTTCGTCCCCGTTCTCTTGAGAAGAAACCACGATGGACAAGTGGTCGAGTATGATATATCGACAGTCGCAGGCCTTTGCCATGTGCCGTACTCTTGAAAGAAGCTCGTCGGCTGACGTTGATCCCCAGTGGTCGAACAGGTAATAACGTCCAGACCCCATCGTTGCTTCCCAGTGAGGTCTAAGCTCATCAATAGGCGAGTCCTCCTCCAAGTGTAGTCGCCTAGATGATGCCACCGACATAATTCCCAGAGCTGTCGTTGCAACGTCTTCCTCCAGTGCAAGTACACCGATGTTGGCGTCTGTGCGTTGAAGCAAATCGTACTCAAGTTCTCTGATAAACTGGGATTTTCCCATACCACTACCGCTGGTGATAGTGACGAGTTCAAACGGTCTGTGTCCTCTTGTGATTTCATTAAGTCCGTCCCACGGGTACGGTATGCTCTGTACCTGTCGTTTGTTTACTAGCTTGTCCCAAGTCTCGTTACCCGCGATGATGCCATCGGGCCTGTACGTCTTAGCGTCCCAGAAGGCCTGAGTAAACTCTTGAATCCGGTTAGCCATGAGCATCTCACTGGCGTCCTTCATCGGTAGCTTACAGATCTTCAGCTTGTTGGGACTGAACACGTCTTTGACTTGCTCTAGGGCTAGCTCTCCGGCCTTGTCTTGGTCGAAACACAAGACCACGCTCTCGTACCCCTCCAGCCACTCTAGGTTAGCCTTGATCTCCTTAGAGGCGCTGGATGCTCCTGCCCGTAGTGACACAACGTCGTACTTCTGTCCGAACATCTCGTAAACTGACATTGCGTCCAGCTCACCTTCTGTTACGACTAAGTACTTTCCTTTGCCCCGGCAGTGCTTCTGCCCGAACAGGCCTACGTTACTCTGGTCACCTGATGCACTAAACTGCTTAGCTTTGACGGTACGTTTCTTAGCCGCTACTAACTCGCCAGTGTCTTTGTCGTAGTACGGGTAGTAGTGTGTCTCTATTGTACCGTCCGGAGCGTAGTCTACTGTGACTTGGTATCGTCTACAGGTAGCCTCTGACAGCCTCCGGTCAGGTATAGCGGACACTACGCCTCGCATGTTTAAGTTTGTAGGTGTATCCACTTCTGACACCTCTCCTGTGTTCCCGTTTACATGGTATCCGCAGTCTGGGGAGAAACAATGCCGCCCCCCGTTAGAGTAGACGGCAAGGTTATCCTTACTACCACACTGAGGACACTCCTCGTGGTATAAGAATTTATCACTCATTAGAAGTCTGCAACCTCTGGTGAGCCTTCAGCTAACTCTAGCACCTTCACAGCCTCTAGGTACGTAGGAGTACCGTGCACAGGATGAGAAGGGCCAGTCTTGTACTTAAGGCGCACTTTAGAGTTATAAGGTACTTCACCGTTAAACCTGTCGCCCTCAGCGTCGTACATACCGATGTTGTACTTGGACTTAAACTTACGTTGCTTAGACCCCTCGTACTCCTTGATCTTAACACCCTCTGCCGCTAAGGTAGCCGCATCATCTTCAGACATGGTGATAGTCATGCTGTACGTACCTGTGTCCTGACCGTTGTACACGTCAGTCTTGGTGACGTTGCTGAAGTTTACTGTGCCTTCGATAGTCTTGCTTGTCATATGGATTAGTCTCCGTTGGTTAGTGACCCCCGAGAAAATCTCAGGGTTACCTATAGTATCTCACGTTCCAGAGGCTTTGTCAACCGTTTACCTCTAGACTGGTACTTTTTCTCATACTTCTTCCTGTCCCTGTGTGGCCCTCCCTTGTTGTGGTCGTGCTTAGCCACAGGATTCCTTAGTTTAACTTTAGTATTCATAAGTCCTCCTATGGTTACTTCTGTAGTACTACCTACAGTACTTACTAAGTTTACTACTCTAGTACTCTTTAGTAATACTTAAGTATATGTTATCATAGTTTTCCTGTAATTGCAACACTTCATCCTGTGAAATATTACCGTTATTATCTATTGACTCAGTGTTCTCTAGCTCCCAGTGGGTAGCAATAGAGACTGTCAAACATTCTGTACACATGTCGTAGTGTACCCCGTTAGCGTCCTTCTTAAGTGTCTCTAGATCATCTAAGATCACATCACAAGCTTTGCATCTCATGCTCTGTACCCCTTAGGCCCCTCGTTACCTGTGTTCCTAGTCTTCGCTACGGCTACGTAGGCCGCTAGGACTAGCGCCACAGGGATTAGTACAGGAAACAGAAGGCAGGCTCCCGTAGTGACTAACATACTTTCGTAACTTATCTTGTTCATCCGTTGTCCTCCGGTCCGAATACTTGAGCGTACGCCTTGCACAGCTCGTTGTAACTCTTAGCTCTGTAGCGGTCTATAATTACTCCACGTGCCATCGATACCACGGTAGCAAAGTCTATAAAGTTAAACTCAAACTCGCTCAGGTCTTGAATCATCTGCTCCTGTGACAGATCTGGTTCATCTCCGTAGTTGTTCATAAGCCCTCCTCTGGGTCTATATTATAACATAATTTACAGCAAAAGTCAAGCGATATTTCTGTCATTATTTACCGAAAATATACCCTACCAGAATCCCGAAACTCAAGCCAACTGCAACAACTACGAACCACTCCATTAGTCTATCCCCCTTCCGTACCACTTCATAGGCATACCGCGGGAAGCCCAGTCGTCTGCCTTGTGATTGTAGTAAATCTGGTACCCCAAGACCGCATCGTCACGCTTACATTCGTCAGGCATACACTGAGGCGGGTCAGTAAAGCCTGAGACGCTCTGTAAGGCCACAGGAGGCCGCTGTAGGGCTCTAAAGTGTTCCTTAATGGTACGGTGTACCTTAGAATAACGTTGCTCGTACTCGCGCCCAAGGGCTCCTAGGTGGTACACAGCCCACTCGTAGTGATCTAGGGAATCTCTGACCCAGACCGCACTAGGGTGATTCTTGTGGGTAGCTTTGTACGCTACCTGATTACCGTCTAGCTCTACGTGAGCAGTGCTGAGTAGCTGGGCAGTCTCTAGAATCATCTTGACTACGTGTCGGTCACACTGTAAACGTGCGGCCGCGTACGGGTCACGTGATAGGTAAAAGATGTTCACTGGTTTTCCTCCTGTATGCGTTCGTAGCACCAGACATGATAGCACATGTCGTATTCATCTACAACCCTGTCTAGCTCATGGTGCACAGTCTCGTTGCAGTACTCACATTCCACGTTAGTCGCTCCCTAGTAAAATGTTGTCTGCAATCAAGGCTTCAAAATAGTCTACGTTCCAGCCCTCGCGTAAATCCTTGTCGCCTACAGTGATTTTGTCTACAGAGATCAAGTCCCTGTAATCATCACAGTCTAGCGTCCAGTGAACAGTAACGTCTAGTGTCGCCCACTCACAGTCTAACTCAAACACGTCCTGATAACTTCCGTATCTCTTAGCCATGTCTAGATCGCCTCACTAAAGATTAACCACGCGGTCACCACTAGGCAACCCATGCCCCACAACCATACTAGGTCAGCGTCCATTAGTCAAACCTCCCGATTTTTGTCTCGCCTGTGTCGTTATCACGAATCGCTGTGATCGCGTAAGGGTAGCAGTACATAGTAAAGCGATCCTGATACGCTATAGTGGCATACGGTTGCAAGTCTGGATCTTCTGGGGACTGGTACGCGCCACAGTCTGCCACAGTCCCGCCAAACGGGTACTGGAAGCCACCGTAACCGTATATCTCGTCCATAGCCTGTGCCACCTGATCTAAACTCTCGCCCTCCTGTGTAGCACTGATAAAAAACTCTGGCAGTATGCCTAGATGCTCCCGTGTCACTTCTGGGTAGTCGTTGTGATTCCAAAATACGTTGTAGTCTCCCATGATTAGTACGCTCCTCGTCCGCTAAATTTTCCTAGCTTAGCCGCACTGAAGTAATCTAGCTGTGATTCTCCGCGTCTCTCTAGCTCGTCGTTAACCATCCTAAAGTGTGCTTCGTTACGGTCTGTTTTGTGGTGTCCTATACACTGGCAACCAGTAGCCGCAGAATTATAACCACACTCTAGCAGTAAGTCTAGCCCCATTTCGTGTAGTAGATGGCTGTTACCGTTAAACCAAAACTCCCGTTTAAATAAATACTCTTTATCGCTCATTGTCTCATGCTCCTGTGGTTGCGATTAAGTCTGTCTGTCGTTTTACCATACTACGCCCGTGGCCTATGTAGGCGACTACGGACACGCTCTTATCCCAACAGGCGCGGCATTTGTCACACTTGCCTGCCCGTGTGTATGCCTCGCACACTACTGCATCACTGGGCACTGTGTCAAGGGTAGAGATTGTACTGGTGTTCTGCCCTTCCACTGTCTCGCCTGTAATGCTATCAGATGACAAGCGTACTACTACGTTAGGTAGCGCCTGCAACCGTGCGAGCACTAGAGCAAACTTTTGGAATTTGTACATCCGTGTGGGTATCCAATGCTTTACCCACGGCGTACGCTCGCAGACTTCCAGAATTTTCCTAGCTAGCCCTATGCTGTACATATCGCCACTGTCAAACCACCGGAAATATCTGTCGTTGTCTAGCTCTGCAACCATATCGTCACACCAGCTGTC